AAGACCTGCTCCCTCAATATCAGCAAGTGTAGGCTCCATCAATGTACTTTCAGCAATGATATGACACACATCATACATATCTGCAAGCATCTTTGTGTTGTCAGCATCCATTCCCTCTCCCCCTTTTGTAAAGAGATTTGCTGCTGCACCCATAAGTGTATTCGGGATCTTACCCTGCTTTGCAAGAACAAGCATACTTGGTCTTCTTACACGAGCAATCAAAGGCTGTCCCTCAGCAAAATCAGGAAGCTGTACAACCTTTCCATTTTTATAAGACTGCAAATCTGCGACTGTTGTGATACGTGCATTCATAGCAACTAAATTATTATTATCCATGATATTTTCCTTTCTCAATCTTAATAAACAAGAATAGCCAACCCAAGTGTGCAATTGTTATTGACACTCAGGTCAGCTCTTGTTTCATTTACCTTTTTAATTAAGCTGTAGCTGTTGCCGTGATAACAACATTGCCTGTTACCTCAGCAATAGAAACAACACCGCCTGCATAAGCAGTAGCAGTAATATCAACTCCACCCATCATAACCGTTACATCACCAAGAGTATAGGTGTCATCTGCTGTCAGAGTAACACTTAACTGATCATTGGTGTAAACTGTTGCTGCAGTATAATTAGATGTCACATGAGTAAGATTCTGAGTTACAGAATATGTACCCGGTCCTACTAATGTAGGAAGTGCATCAACATAAGTGATCTGGTAAGGATATTCACCAGTATTCGGAGCAGAATCAATGGTATACTCAGGAGCTCTGAATGCACCATCCTCAGCACCAAATGCTACCGGCTGTCCTGTACAGTTAGGATAACTGATCTTCTCATACTGAACAATCTGACCTGCTGCATTGTACTGTGCAGAATAAGCATTCAAAGTGAATGTTGACCCCTTGTCTGCAGATCCGGCGGCCGGAGGATTATATCCAATGATCTTTGATGTGTCAACAGAATCATAAAGGATAGATCCACCCTGAAGAATAAGTACCAACTCCGGATTGAATACGTTATCATGAAGTGTGATCTGATTACCAGTTACAGTTCTGATTGCTTTCTTCTGGGCTCTTAAACGACCCTTAACAACCAGCTTAACTGCATCTTCCTCTTCAACCTGAGGCTCAACTTCAATCTGATTTGCAGTATCAAATCCGAACTCATCTGTTCCAACCTGAATTGTGACTAACTCACAATCGATTGTAGCAATCTCGGCTTTTGAAGCTCTTGTAGACATTACAATTTACCTCCTTATAATTTCTTGTAATTCTTGTACTCAATACTGATCATGTGAGCCTTCACACTATCATCATAATAACTTGGAGTTTCCTGACCTTGTGGATGAAATATTGGAACAAGTTGTTTCATACATTCCTTTACTTCCTGGACCATTGGCTCAAGTGTACTATAAGATTGTTTTGGAACATAGCACATGACTGAGTACAAGTCTACATTCGAGCTAAAGCTTGAGTGCTTTGTTCCTCCATCATTTTTGATTACAATATACGGAGCTTTACACTCACCAGATTTTATACCCGGAAAGTTTACATCATATCCGCATTTCTTGAGATGTCGATACAAGTCCTGCAACCTGCTATCGGCATACTCAAAGGTACTTGTATCAATTGCCATTTTACACCTCACACCATTATCTTAGAGATGAGACCTGACATACCCTGAATTACCTCAGGACCTTTGATATTCAATGTCGGACCTATAATGGCGTAATTCTTACTATGTGCAAGTTCAAGCCAGATACCATAATCTACACCATGTGCCAATGTCATACGAATTGTATTTTCATCAGGCTGTGAAACCTTGGTATTCAATGTAGCTTTTGCCATATTGGTCCTATCAGTCCAAGGACGATTCAATTTCATATAGGCCTCTACCTCACTTGCTTTTGTTTCCATATACATCATCATTGCTACAGCCACTTTCTTTTCAGCTGCAAGCAACCTTTTGGCCGGTACAGAATCATTCCAGTTTATTGTTAAACCAGTACCATTAGCTTTGGACGACATCAGTAGCCACCTCCTCCAAAGACAAATCACCTATTATATTCCATTCCTGTATGTTCACCAGAGACACCACCTTGAGGATTCTATCATTCAGATATAGTTTATCACCCAATTGTAAATTAAGTGCTTTGGCGTCATCATAGATACACAGAATCATAGGCAATTTCTTTGTCCTTATCTGAGTTGTATCACCTGTTGTCAATTGAACATTACTGTTCTGTTCATGGTATAAACCACGTAATGAACCAACTTCTGTTTCTTCACCACTCGGTTCATCAAACTCATTCAGACTTGGCCTCATGAATGTATATGTTTCACCACTTCGTTTTATCTCACGTCTTATTTTATATGCCTCAAACTGTTTGTTTATCATAGGCCACCTCCTTTATACACCAGCAAGTGTACCCGAGTTATATGACCTATGCCTTGAGGCTAAACGCTTGAAATATCCGGATGTGTCCTGAGTATTCAAGCCACTAACTGATATTGTGGAATCTTCCGACTTGATGATTAAGAGCTCATAACATGTAGCATCAAAATCATTATTGTTTTTATCAAGGTAGTATTGGATTTCAGAATCCTCAAAATAGGGAGCCTGTTCTTCACGGATCTCTACCTTGATTCTTTCAATATCCGTCATAGGCATCCTCCTTATTTACTCAGCATCCTCAAGGAACTTTCTGATACGGCCCTTTGCTTCCTTTGCATTCTTTGTACCTGTAATATCAATTCCTTTTGCCTCAGCAAAAGCCTTAACTTCCTCATTTGACCACTGGCCAATAGGCTTTTCTAACAGAGAATCAATCTCATCTTTTTCCTCAGGTACATAAGCATCAGCCTGCTCTTCAGATTCAACCTCTGAATTATCTTCAACAGGAGTTTCAACCTCTTCCTCAGTAGAAACTACAACCGGAGCAACCGGCTTTTTCACATCATCAGCAATAGGTCTATAACCCTGATCCTTGAAGATAGTTTCATAAGCACCTTCTGTAACTTCAATCACAGACATGCCATTTGTACATTTTATCATTTTTAATTACCTCCAAGAAATAGACCGGAGGCCGGTGTGTGAGGAACTTCCTCAACTCCTGGACACTCCGGTACGTTCATACTTATCTTAGCCTGCAGCCACTGTAGACATAATGTAAATATGATCAGCCATCTCAAAGGAAGGCAAACAGATCATAGTTACCTTAGTCTCAACGTTAACCGGATCAGCCTTCTGAACAGTTGTGATTGCAACACCAGTATCAACAACAGATACATTTGCAACAGAGCTGGACATAAGATCAGATTCCTCGGGAGTGGTACCAAACCAAGTGTTACCAAGATTTCCTTCAGGGAACAGAACCAATGTATTCTCAGGCATGAATGCTGCCTGATTACCTGCATCGTTGATGTATCTCTTGCTGTTTACAACAAGAACAAGGCCATCAAGCTGATCTGCAATATAGTCTGCAAGCTGTCTGTCGTTTACTGCTCCTACACCGTTGCTAAGGACAAAAATTGCCTTCTTGATAGAAGCATTGTTACGGAGATTTCTCCATGCCTTCTGATCGATCATACCGCGAGTAGGCTTAACGCCAGTTGCATCATATACTGCCTCCTGAGCAAGACGAATGTCCTCAATAGGATCAGAGCTTGAAGTATTACTCCAAGATACAGCAGCATTGCCCTTCTGGCCGACAGGAACACCATAATCGAATGTGAATGCCTGACCGTTACTTGTCATAGAGATAACACCTGTAGTAAGTGCCATCATACGCATCTGTTCACGACGAGCTCTCGCACCACGAAGGAGACGGGTCTCATCATCAAAGATCTTCTGCATTACAGAATCGATGTATGCCTGATTGCCGGTCTCAAGAACCATATTAAGCTGCTGTCTAAGCTCCTCATCAATGTATGTGCTCTCCTTGAAGAAAGGCATCTCAGCATAAAGCTTTTCGAAGCCGATTCTTGCACGAGGAATTGCATGAACATCGAATGCAGAAACCTTAAGAACAACAGGAAGCCCCTTTGCTCCTTTGAGCCACTTAAGATCAAGACCCATCTTCTTATCATCCGGGAAAAGCTCTTCACAAGGATAAGGAGCCTCATCCTGTACCAGCTCACTCCAGTAAGCAGACAGATTCTGACTTGTCATTAAATCAAAAATAGTCATTGTTTATTTTCCTCCTTATCTTATTTTACGCATTGATGAAAGAAACTCCACCAACTACATTGACACCATAAGCAACCTTAGCTGCTACATCAGCATCAAGTCTGTTGACGTTAACAACACCAACATAAAGTGCAGTGCCGTTTGCCTTACCGGCTGTAACATCAACATCATGCAGAAGAACTGCATTACCGGTTGTGCCGGCATCAGGTGTAGTAACCTTAGTTACAGATCCGATTGCACCAGTAGTACTTGTCTTTGAAACAGTAGGACCGGACTGATCAGAAACATCAGCAACCTTCTGAGTAAAGCCAAGCTTATCAGTTGCTCCATCAACAGCTGCAACATCATAATCATCAGTAGTTACCATCTTCAGAAGAGAAGTAACCTGAGCTGCAGCATTTGCACCAGCAAACTTCTTACCTGCAACATCCTCAGTTGCTGCACAAGTGTAGTCAACACCCTCAATGGTAAGTTTCTCATCAGCTGCAAAAGCAGTTGTGATCTGAAGAGTAAACACACCAGGAGTGGGACCTACCGCCTCAGCAACATCAGCCTGAAGATTTGCAAAGTTTACTGCGATCGGTGTACCAGCCTTTGCGATCTTCTTGCTTCCAACATCTGTACCAATAGACTGAGGTACAATACAACCAACAGAAGCCTGCAAATCAACATTCGCAAGGATCTGCTTTACGTTGCCATAGTTTGTGGAAGTAATACCACTTCTATTAAGCATATCTTAATTCCTCCTTAAAATTATTTTGACCAGTAAGATTTCTTTCCGGCATTTGACTTACGATTTGCAGCAAGTCTTGCACCAAGATTCTTACTCTCGTCACCTTTATCCTTTGAGCCAGACTTAACAGAACTACCAGTTCCTTTCTGACCAGTTTTGGCCTTTGAATCTTTACCGTCATCACCAGATCCATTTTCAAACCAGACAGGATATTTTGTCTTAAGTTCTCCAAGAGCTGTCTTGATGTCAGTACCTTCCTCATTAGCCACTTTACCAAGAGCAAGAGTAACAGCATCATCTACAAAC